ACTCAGTGCGAGCGAGGGTATACGCCCCCGGTCAGCACTGAGTAGGTGTTTTATGTTCTTATAGTAAGTGAGACGACTATTTGTAACAGGCCGGGGGCTTTTTTTATAACCCTCCCCCGAAGGGATTCATCTTAGTCTCGGTATAACTCCAAATTGAAATTATCCTTGCTCTTCCAACCGTCAGCCAGTGTGTCCTGGATATGCTGCATGGCTTTGGTATAGAAGTCCGTCAGTTCTTCGATGGTGCTGAACGTGTGATAGCATGGCACATCGTCCGTTCCGAACTTGAACGTGACCGGCAATGTCTTGCCGTCAGACTGCACAGCCAAGTCGTATGCCACCTTGTAGTTGAACTGGTTCTCGTTTGAGAGCCACACGCTCATGTCGTTCCACACGAAGCCAGAAAGTATGGTCTCGTTCGTGCGGTCGTTGAACCATTCCGACACCATGGTCTTGATGGTATCCTCGGATGGCTTTCCGTTGAACTCAGCCTCCATATAGTCGGCAGATCCATCCTCGTTGTTATGCACGTCCCAGCGGACGCGCCATTTTCCTTTGACGGGGTTGGTGCATTCAAGCAGCTTTACCCCTTGTGCTCCGTTTACTCTGTTCTTCATGTGAAAATGTACTTTGTTCTACCTTTGCCGAAGGTTTCCGCCTTGATGGTGGTCTCGAATGGGAAGCCGTCTGGCATTTCACTCACTTGCTGGAGAATGTTTTTCATCTCCTCGCTGTTGGTGAAGAACTTCTTCGGCTCGCCGTTCTGCTCGATGGACACGACACAGCGGTCTTCGCCCTGGCTGGTTTTGACTCCGACCTCGAAGTCTTTTACCACGATGGGTAGGTTCACCAACTCGCGGATGCTTACCACCGCACCCGCAAATCGCTTCTTGCCGTCTTCCGGCTTGTAAGCGACATTCAAATCCTTAAATGATTTCATTTTTTTGCCTGTTAATTTATAAAACAAATTTCGGCAGCAAGCGTGCTTGGCCATTCCGTAGAATGACGCAATCAGTTCTCGCCGTCTCTTTCTTGACTTGACTTTGTGTAGTTTCCTTGCATACTTCTTCTTGACACGCTTGCGCAGTAGAGAGTATGATCCGTTGAATGTCACATACCCCAAGAAGTCGATTCCTTGCGCTGATGGGAATACCCTTTCGTTCTTCTTGATTTCAAGGTCTATTTTTTCGACTTGCTCATGTACAATGCCGTGTGCCAGCCAATTTTCTTGCTTGTTGCCACAGAGCACTCTGCCGTCATCACAATAACGGTAGAAATGGCGGATGCCGTATTTGTCCTTCAGATAATGGTCAAGGTACTCAGACAACAAGAGGTTGCCAGAAGCCTGTGAGCTTCGCAACCCGAAGCTGATGCCCTCCGGAAGGAGATGAAGAAAATGATCCAGGAGCGACAGCAGGGTCTTGTCTTTGAATACTCTGCGGTAGCACCACATGACAAACTCAGGCTTAGTATTGTCATAGAAATGCTTGATGTCGAACTCGTAGCAGTAGCGTGTGCCCTCTGGGTCACGTTCCATGTCCAATTGCATGCACTTGCGGAGATCATGTGTGCCACGCTTCTTGATACTTGCTCCAGTCGTCCTGATAAAACGCTTATGCAGATGTTGGTCCACCACGTTCATCACGGCATACACTGCGATGCGGTCGTACATGGATATAATCTGCAGGTGTCTTACTTTGCCATTCTCACAGATGATGCGTTCATGATAGTTGCCGAGTCGAAAGGAACCATCGGAAAGTTTGGCAGTCAATTCTGCAATCACCTCCTCGCGGTGTGCGAGCAGATAGCGTCCTTGACGGCATCTCTTTCGTTTTGTCCCACGCAGTACACGGTCAAACGCCTCCGACATATTGCCGTAGGACGTTATCTCTTGCATGATATAGCCTTCTCTGTGCATGGTCTTCTTTTTATTGATGGAAGATAAGGGCCTTCCTTTCCCCGGGCCAAACTTCTTCGAATCGTTACCGACCTACCAAACTCTATTGCCCGACACTTGATGTTTCAGCTTTCCACCTTGACATAGATGCTTTTGCTGCGGCTCGTTTCCCTCGGCTCCACATTAGGGACACGTCCCCATCGTTGTACGCCGATTAGTTAGATTTCCAGGCGCGAGCCGACATTCGCATTCGCATTCGAGGCATCGTTATTCGCATTCGCATTCGAGACACCGCCATTCGCGTTCGCATTGTTGTACCCGCGATAGACCACACGGCCTTTGGGAAACTCTACCAGTTTGCAAAGTTACTCATTCTCTGTGCAAAAGATGAATGAATATTACACAATGAGCCAAAATAACATTGCAATGAAGCCTCCGAGCACTGTGCAAGCCCAGTCAATCCAGTCCCAAGGACAGCCGTGAAGCTTGTCTTTGAGTTCGAGACATGAGGCTGCAATGATGGCAGAATAGATGGCTGCCCATGGCGACAATGCGCACAGACCGACCAATAAACCACCGACAAGATGCTTGTAGCGGTTGCTTTTCTTTAGAAATGAGAAAATTTTGTTCATAACTTGTTGTGTTTTGAAAATTTGTTATTACCTTTGCATCAAAGGATAGGCTTCTGATTCCTAATGGGGGTATGTGAACCTCGCTGGACAGTCGTTTATCCTTTTCTTATTGCTACATATAGTGTCTCCGATTTGTTTTTGAACACTTCTGTTTTTAATTCCCACAATTCATCACCGATAGTAACCTCATATACATTGTAGCCAGTAACGCCACGGTGTATCTTTTTTTGAATGTTAGCAATGTCTTTCGGGTCGGTCATATTTTTAACCTCCCCAAGTGGACTGTGGCGGACGAATGTCATTCGTGAAGCATAATCCTTGAATGTCTCAAACATTTCAACCTCCTCGACCGTATAGGCGTGTGCAATACCTCGTTTGAATGATTTCTTTGTCTGATAGAACTGTCCTGTTTGTAAGTTTGCACATTCCTTGCCGTCTATGGCTGTGACAGAATTCGTAACCTCTTTCTTGTAGTTGCGGAAACCATCGCTATATTTGTGTTCCAAACAAGTTCGTAAATATTTGCACGCAGCGCACAACTCATTTTCTGGAATAAACTTTGCCAACTTGATTTTGCCCTTTGCGATGTCGCAGTCCCGGCATCGCCGAATGGTGTAGGGATTGTAGTCGGGCACCGTCTTGTCCTCCTTGCCGGGGTTGAAATGGAAGATGCCTTTCGTATCACGCTGCAGAGCCTCCTCGCCAAGTGCCATAGCCTCGTCGTGTGGCGTGGCAGGATATTTTGACCTGCGCACCTGTACCACGGTACAACGGCAGTTCCAGCCATTAGGAGGATAGTATTCTTCCCAAAATGGGTCGGAAGGCGGAAGCGTTACGCCATTGAGCGCAGCGTGTTCCGGACGCACCTTGCCGTCGCCAGCCGTGCGGTACTGAAGGTTGTAGCGGTCGCCGTCCTCCGAGAACCGTTCCCACTTGGCAGCCATCTCCGCAGACGACTGCACGAAGTTGTACTCCGCACGGAGGTAGTTGGAGTTGTAGGTGTTGTCTATCTTCCGAACATCATTCAAAAAGGCTTCGAACGTCTTTCTATTGCCGTTAGAATCCAGCAAGGACGGGAACGCCTCGTTGAGCTCGTGGAACGTTTTCATGCCGGAGAAGATATAGTCAGACCGTTGGAGGCGCTTGCGCATGGCATCAGACATCTCCACTTGTTTGAAAGTAGAATCCAAAGCACCAGCATGGGCATTGATGAACTCCTGAACTTTCGGTTCTGCCAGCACCTCGATGCGGAACTCCGACCCTTTCTGAGAATAGAGCGTGCGCATCATGCCGTCGAACAGCCCAGAGAGTTGCTTGCGTATCTGCTCCTGCTCCTTAGACAGCGACAATGTTTGTGGATCATCGCCTAACAGCTGGGCATAGCGTTGGTGCAGCCCCACATAATCGGTGGGGCTTAATCGAAAAAAGAGCCGGGTACGTTTTGCTGCTGCTTTTTCTTCTTGTCGCCCTTGTCATCGTCTTGTGGCTCATTGTTGCCCTCGTCGCCATCATCGTCACCGCCACCGGGTAGCATGGGTGTAGCGTTGCGCCGTTCCCCAACAGGCATGCTGTACTTCTCCGCAAAATATGTCGGGTCCACCTCGTAGCGGTCGGCAATCATGGTCTCGTATGCCACCTGCTGCTCCGGTGTGTAATCGACGGCATCATCCCATTCGAAGCGCAGTCCCTTGATTGGGAAGCCGTGCTTTACCATGCGTGGGATAAGCTGGTTGTTCACGATGTCGCGCAGCATGGTGCAGTCGCTTTCAACCAGGTTCTCGAACACTTCAAGGTGTGTTTCTGATTGTGAGAGGCTGCTGCCGTCCTCGATGGTCATCGTCTGCCCGATGATGAGCTTTGACAGTTCCGAGTTGGCTCGATCGATGCGTTTGTCATAGACGTTGAAGGCATCGCCCTTTCCACTTTCGACGAATTCAATCTCGGTGTCCTGCCCTGCCACCATGTACTGGCTTGCTCCGGCACCCTTGAGCATCTGTTCAAGCCGTCCCATTTCCTTGGGGTCGCGTGAGGTGGTGCGTGCAATACGCATCGGCATACCGAAAATCTCGCCGAAGGAATCCCAGAATGCCAACATGTTTTTCTTCGGAATGGTCTGCGTGGCAGCCTTCAGATACAGGCCGAGATCGTCAGGCCGTCCAGCTTCTATGAGCCAGTCAGAGAATGGGGCTGAGTGGTAGTCGATGCCCGTAGTCCAGTCCTGCCCGAGCTGTTGAATCACACGACCGTATTCCGGAATGACATGCTTCCGTGGAATGAGTTTCACATCCGTATAGCAAGGACATCCGTCACCATCGGTGGTGAGGTCGCCAAGTTCGATGAGCGAGTGTCCCCAAAGATTGGCGGCAAGCGCATATTCGAGCATTTGCTTGAACCAAGCCTGGTCGAAATAGTGGTGTGCCTCCTCGTTCTCATTACCTTTTGCATCGACCAGTTTGAAGGACTTCGCCATGACGAATCCTACACGCTGGCGAACACAGCCCGATAGGTGAAGGTCAATATCCACATCGCGGTATATGTCGTAGAGACGTTGGCGGTTCGGGCTGTCCACATTTATAGCCATCTGCCAGGCGTTGCGCCAGTCGGCAATGTCCCTGCGTGTAAGCGCATCGGTGGTGCGTTGCAGTTCGATGACCATCTTCTTTATGCGCTTGCGGTCAGACGACTTCGCAAGGTTGAAGTCCCCGTTTGGCGTGTGCAGTATATTTTGACTGCCACCTCCGAACATACCGCTGAAAAAGTTCTTTATATCCATAGCGTTACCAGTTATGTCGTAATTGTTTCTGTGAACCGAATATGAGCAAGTCGCCAGTCGGTGTGCCGTCCTCGTCGGTGTTGAGCGGCAGGTCGGGGATGATTTTTCCGGCTTGCACGCCTTCCAGCCACTTTATGGCACGCTCGTAGCGCTCCTTGCGTATTTCGCTGCCCATCTTTTGGGGCATAGCGGCAATCATGTGATAGAGCGCAATGTCGGCGGCATACATTACCACCAGACGGTTGCGGTTTCCGCCTTCAGCCGAGAACACCGCTTCCGTGTCGTATTTTGGTCTGAGGTAGCCGGCAATCTCCTCGCAAGCCTCCAGTTCCGCATTGTCACGTATCTCCTGCGATGCCTGCGACACGACCTTCAGCGCATTTTCGCCTATGACCACTCTGTAGTCCTCTTCCGTGATAAACATAGTAAGCCTCCTTCCTAATGCGTCACATAAATGGCACGACGCTCGATGTCGGCAACCTTTACACCTTTACGGAAGCGGTGCTTGGCAACCAGTTCGCGGATGGTGCGTTTCGGTACTACCTTCAGCGAGCCGTTCATGTAAATCACATAATACTTCATGCCAAGCAGCTTTGAGAGCTTGTTGGCTTTCTTGATGGCACGCTTGCACTGCCATCCCCAGATAATGTCCTTTATTACTTGTATCATTGTTACCAAATGTTTTTGGCGGTCGGTCTTTTGCCGAACACCGGTTTGAAACTTTCCTGTCTTGTATTGCGCTGGAGTATCCATATAGCGCCTTCATCAGCGTCAGGCGCATCGTCATGCACACGGCTGCCACGCTCCAACGCCAACGTCTGTTCTATGCCCACCTGCATATCGGGGTCTTCCTTCTTGCGCTCGTTGTACCAGACAAAGCCACGTTCCCAAAGAGGACTGACCGCCTCGATACGCTGGATTTTGTCTGGCTTCTTTCGCTTGTCGGGCATGATGGGCAGTTGGTAGCCACGCAGCTCACCTTCCACGGCAAACTCGTCCAAAATCACATCCTGCATGAAGTTCGCTTCCATGAAGAACTGAATAGCCACCGTGTCGCGTGTACGCTCGTAGAGGTCGTATAGCCATCGAACCATCTCGCTGACTGTTGCCTGGCGCACGAAACTGTCTATGAGATGCAGTTCCGAGCCAATCTTTCCCCAAACGCGGCTCGCCTTGTAGTCGTTGGAGGTTGTCGATTTGAACGACGGGTCGGTATAGCACACAATCATGTCGTACTTTTCGAGCTTTGGCAAACGCTTGTATCGAATCCAATCCGCACGGAAGATCGTGCCGTCCACGATAGGGTTGTGCATCATCTCCTTCTCCCAGGCACGATAGCCCACGAAGTCGCGGTAAGCCTGCGCCTCCTCTTTGGTCCATTTCTCTTTCCATACCGGTTCTCCGTTACGATCAACCGCTACGATTTTAGAAAGGAACACTCCCTTTGTACGTGAGAGATTGTAGAGCACAGAGTTCTTGCTGATGAGGTTGCCCACCATAATGAAGCGTCCACGGCCCACATCAAGCGCACCAAAGAGAGCCTCCTTCACCCAGTCGGTGAGGTCGTGTACGAGTTTGTCGTTCTTGCAAAGCTGATCGTCGTCAAGGTCATCAATGACGATGTAGTCAGGACGGGATTCACGGTCACGCAGACCACGAGGCGACTGTCCACGACCGCAGGCAAGGAACTTCACACCGCTCTTTGTCTTGAACTCGCCCTCCTGCCATCCGCCGTCGTTCTTCTGCTGTCCGAAGTCGGCAATGAGACGCTGGTTGTATTCCAGTTCCGCTTGAATATCTCCAAGCAGTCGGTCGGCATTGTCCTCCGACTTTCCGACAACCACCATAAAGTTGATAAGCCGCTTCGGTTGGAACATCAACCAGAGCGGCGTGAATACATCAAGGTGGGTCGATTTGGCGTGACCGCGTGGCCACATGAATACAGCCTTCAAGTCGGGCGTGTTTCGGACCTTGCGTGCAGCTTCGTTGTGGAACGGAGCGTTGTGAATGGTGCGTATGACCTCACCGGTCGTCTTGTCACGCAATTGTAGGAAGTGTGGAAAGTAATACTCGCAGAACGCTGCGTAGTTGTTGAGCAAGCGTTTGATACGCATGTCCCTTTCTACTGGCGTTTCGCTTTTCAGGAGTGACGTGTCCGTAATGGCTTGCACTTGCCGGCATCGCTCTTTCCACTCCTCGTATGCCTTTTTCTTTTCCGCTGCTGTTGCCATAGGCTGCCTCCACTATTTTATGCCCATCTGTTCTGTGATGTACATGTCCTGGAACTTGTTGATTACACGCATCAGTTCGGGAGTCACCTCTGGGTCTGTCTGCGAGCGGTACTCCAGCCACTTGGAGAACGCCATGAACACCTCGATGGCATCCACCACATTAGCCTTCTTGTCGAGCTTCTCAATGACCGATGAGAGTTTAGCCAGCTTGTCGCCAAGTCCTGCAATGAGTGCAGGGTCGTCAGAACCATTCACTTGTGTAATGAGTGTGTCGATGGTGAGCAACAGTTTGTTCACCAGTTCAGGGCGTGTGATGTTCTTGGCGGCACGAGCCTCTTTCCACCCCTCGGCTGAGCACCATTTGGATATGGTGACGCGCGACACGTCCACCTTCTCCGCAATCTCCTGCTGCTCCATGCCCGAAAGATAGAGCGTGCGTGCCAGCGATTTCTTTTTTTCAATATCTGCCTTTGTCATGTTGATAAGGTTTTTGTTCACATCAGGGCATACCACGCCCCGATTCCTTCTGCAAAAGTGCCACGATTTCGGTGGCTCTCCAAAAAAGTGTGCAATGGTTTCATAGAAGTGTGCAACCATTGCACACTTTTTTGGCGGACAGACAATTACCTCGTAATATTGCACTGCGAATCGGGCAATGCAGCCCAGAAAACGACAATGATATGAGTAAAGGAAAACGCGTAAGAATAACCAACGATAGCCTGAACAGCTACGGCACAAGAGTGCTGACAGCTGGCATGAACGTGGAGCAGTATCAGCGCAACCCCGTCCTGCTGTATATGCACGAGCGTGGTAATGTGATAGGCTATGTGAAAGACCTGAAGGTGGAGGATGGTGAAGTGACCGGCGAATTGATGTTTGACGAAGCATCCGAACTATCCACACGCTGTAAGAAGCAGTATGAGTTCGGCAGTCTGAAGATGGTGAGCGCAGGGCTTGACATTCTGGAGACAAGTGAGGACCCCGAACTGCTTGTGCAGGGTCAGACCAGTCCTACCGTCACCAAGAGCAAACTGTTTGAGGTTAGCTTGGTGGACATTGGAGCCAATGATGATGCCATCGTGCTGCAGAAGGACGGCAAGAAGATTACTCTCGGCAAGGACAGCGAGTGTCCCTTGCCAATGTTGAACAATAATAATCAAAAACAAATGGAACAGAAACAGTATGCCCTGCAGTTGGGCTTGCCGGAAACGGCGACTGATGCGGAGATCACCGCCAAGCTCAACGAGCTGAATGCCGCTAAGCAAGAGAACGAGAGACTCCAGAAGGAGAAGGAGACCCTCACGCTTGCCAGTATCACTGCCGTCGTGGAGAAAGCAGTCGGCGAGAAGCGTATCGCCACAGACAAGAAAGACGAGTTCATCAACCTCGGCAAGGAAATTGGCCAGGAGAAGTTGGAGCGCATCATCTCTGCCATGTCGCCACAGATGAAGCTCAGTGCCGTTATCGGCCACCAGGGTGGAGCTTCAACCCAGCAGCCTGCCACATTCAAGAAACTGAGCGATGTGCCGTCTGCAGAACTCCTGACACTCCGCAAAGAGCAGCCCGAGGAGTATAAGCGACTCTACAAGGAGGAGTACGGCATGGAGTGTGAACTTTAAGTACAAACCAATAATACAAGAAAAATGAAAATGAACAGATTGCTTGCACTGACAATGGCAGTGCTTTTCAACTGCATCACCGGCAGCATTTTCGCTGCAGTCCTTGGCTTTTCGCCTGTGGCGGGAGCCTTGGGCATGAATTGCATCGCCACGATGGTGGACGGTGAGGTCGCCCCCGGCGCATTGCGTGCCGGAGTGTACAAGGAGATATGGACAGGCGAGTTGGTGAAATACCTCCGCCGTGGTTTGGAAGCCACCTGGCTTGACGGCATTCCAGATGCTTCAAGCATTGTCGATAACGATGTTATCCACTTGGTTGAGGTCGGTGTTGACCCCGAAGTGCTTGTCAACAATACTACCTATCCGATTCCCTTGCAGGCATTGGACGACAAGGACATCAGTATCCAGCTTGACAAGTTCCAGACAAAGGTGACTCCGATTACCGACGATGAACTCTATGCCATCAGTTACGACAAGATGTCAAGAGTGAAGGAATCCCATGGCAATGCCATCAATGATGCCAAGTTCGCCAAGGCGGCTCATGCGCTTTGCGCGAAACAGAATGCGGCGAAGACCCCGGTGCTGAAAACTACAGGAGAGCGTGACGCGGCAACCGGACGCTTGAAGATGACGAAGACCGACTTACTCAGCATGAAGCGGCAGATGGACGCTTTGAAAGTTCCTGCAGCAGGTCGCCGACTCGTGCTTTGCTCAGACCATATCAACGACCTTCTGGAGATTGAGCAGACCTTCCGTGAACAGTACAACATCAACCGCAATGATGGAACAGTCGGACGCTTGTACGGTTTCGACATCTACGAATGCGCCAGCAATCCGCTTTATACGCAGGCCGGTGTGAAGAAGGATTTGGGCAAAGCAGCAGAGACGGGCGAGTTCCAATGCTCGTTTGCATTCTATACAAACCGCGTGTTCAAGGCCACCGGCTCCACCAAGATGTATTGGAGCGCAGCCGAGAACGACCCCGAATATCAGCGCAACAAGATTAACTTCCGCCACCGTTTCATCTGTATGCCCAAGAAGGCAGACGCAGGTGTCGTGATGACCAGCGGATACAAAGCTGAAGCGTAACCATGGCGAGAATGAAGTATTTGGTCCTGCACTGCACAGCCACGCCGGAAGGCCGTGAGGTAACCTCTAAGGAGATATGCCACTGGCACACTGACCCAGTAAGCAAGGGTGGTCGTGGCTGGAAGCAGGTAGGCTATACCGACCTGATACACTTGGATGGCAAGGTGGAACGCCTTGTTGATAACAACGAAGATGCGGAGGTCGATCCGTGGGAAGTGACCAATGGTGCCAAGGGCTACAACAGTGTGAGCCGTCATGTGGTGTATGCCGGTGGCTGCACCAAGGATATGAAGCATCCCAAGGACACGCGCACCCCTGCGCAGCTGAAGGCGATGACCGACTATGTGCGGAACTTCCATCAGCGTTTTCCGCAGATCAAGATTGTAGGTCATTGCGACCTTCCGGGCGTAAATAAAGCCTGCCCAGCCTTCGATGTAGCCAAGTGGCTCAAGTCAATAGGAATATACCAACAGTAAAAATATGGATGGCATGAATATCAGCGAAGTCCTGAACGTCCTCCTTGGCGGAGGTCTGGTGGCTACCATTGTTGCAATATGCACGCTGCGGGCTACCATAAGGAAAGCGAAAGCGGAATCGATGAAGGCGGAAGCCGATGCCGAGACGGTGCGTATGGACAACGCCGAGCATGCCACCCGTATCTTGGTAGAGAACATCGTGAAACCATTGAAGGAAGAACTCAATGAGACAAGAAGATACCTCGAAGCTTCGAAGCGCGAGATGGCGCGTCTTCGGAAGGCTATCGACACTGCGAACAGTTGCAAGCATCATGATGATTGCCCTGTTCTTGTCGGGCTGCGCGACAAGCCGAAAAGCGAGCGTGGCAACGGAGGAAAGCGTGAAACAAGTATCCGCGGACACCCTCCAGAGCGAGGTGCGTCACACATGGACGGAGACAGTACCACAGGAGGAAGCCAAGCTGGAGATACCTCTGGCGGAACTGACTAACCTGCCCGAAAAGGCAGAGTACCGAGCCAAGAACGGACGAGCCAGCGCAACCGTGCAGAACAAAGGTGGCATCATCGTGGTGTATGCCACTTGCGACAGTCTGCAACGCCAGTGCGAGTACTATGAGCGCCAGATGGCGAGCTACAAGAAAGCATTGGAGCAGCAGAAGAATGAAGCCAGAACGGAAAAAGAACGCAGTTCAAATCCGTGGAAGATGCTTCTCATCGCCTTTATTGTCGGAGTGGCGACCGGCACAGTATTAACAATCATAACAAGAAAGATATGGCAAAAAGTGTTTTAGACGGAACTGACCTTATCCTTTCCATGGGTACCAATGCCCTCGGCTTTTCCACTGGTTGTAAGGTGTCCACATCAGCGGAGACCGGTGAACGTGTGACTAAAGAGGCTTCTGGTGGCAAGTGGAAGGAGTCTTACATCAAGAGTTTCTCCGAACAGATTACCGCCGATGGTGTTGTACTTACTGACGGCACGGATGAGGTGCCATCGTATGACCAGTTGAAGGACGCAATGCTTAAGGGTGAGCCAGTGGAGGCAGCGTACAATCTGCGTGAAGGAGACAAACGCACAGGTAAAGCCACTGGCGGATATAAAGGCAAGTATCTGATTACCTCTCTTGACCTTGACGCACAGGCTGGTGACGATGCCAAGTATTCAATCACGCTTCAGAACTGCGGCAAGGTGGATAAAGTGGGTACGGGTATCACAGACACCACTCAGCAGACTGAATAACAACATCGCGTATGAAAAAGACAAAAATCAAGGTTGGCGACAAGGAGTTCCCTTGCCGTGTGACCATGGGCGCAATGGTGCGCTTCAAGAATGAGAGCGGTAAGGACGTGAGCAAGCTGGAGAAAACCAATATCTCCGAGCTGGTACTGTTTGTTTACTGCTGCGTGAAAAGTGCGTGCAATGCTGACAAGGTGGAGTTTGACTACGACTTCCAGAGCTTTGCTGACCTTATGGAGCCCGACGCAGCGAACTCCTTCTACGAGGATATGGGCGGTGAAGAAAAAAAAACGACCAACCAGGCGGAAAAGAAGTAAGCGTCGAGGAACTGTTGGGTATGGCATTGGGGTGCATCGGGATGAGCAGAGAAGACTTTGAACGATGTACCCCTTTTGAGTTTTACAAGGCATGGGAGCGATGGGCGGAAGCCAAGCGCGATGCGGAGCGCAACGAGTGGGAACGCACAAGAGTGTTGGCGCTCTTTGCCATCCAACCCTATGCAAAAAGCAATCTTCAAGCGCATGACGTTCTACCGTTCCCTTGGGATGAAAAGCAGGAAGAAAAGCGTGAGGAGGTGAGCAAGGACGAGTTCAATGCACGCTTTGAGGCAGCCAAGAAACGTTACGGACTGAAATAAGAAAAGACAATGGCAAAAGCAGTAGAATTTAGAATAAACATCAAGAGCGAGGACGGCGGTGTTCTGAAACGTCTGACAGTGGAAGCCGACGGTCTTGACGACATACTCTCCGAGGTGGGGAATACCGCTGTGGCCACTGGCAACAGACTGCGCGAGATGGCAGACAAGAGCCTCGTGTTCGATACAGCCGTCCGCTCGATCCGCGACCTCAGCGACATGGTGGGAGGACTTGCCGAGCCTTTCGACAGTTTTGAGACCGCCATGCGCAGTGCCAACACCATGGCAGGAAAAAGTGGGGACGAGTTTGAAGCACTGACTGGTCAGATAACGGAACTGAGCAAGAACATACCGCTTGCGCGTGAGGAACTTGCCAACGGCTTATACCAGGTTATATCCAATGGCGTGCCCGAGGATAACTGGATAGAGTTCCTCAACAAATCAAGCCGTAGTGCGGTTGGTGGTATTGCGGACTTGGGAGAGACGGTGACCGTTACTTCCACGCTCATCAAGAACTATGGTCTGGAATGGGATCAAGCAGGAAACATCCAAGACAAGATACAGATGACGGCCAAGAACGGTGTGACCAGCTTTGAGCAGTTGGCGCAGGCATTGCCCCGTGTGAGTGGTAGTGCATCTCAGCTTGGTGTCTCCATGGACGAACTGATGGCAGTGTTCGCCACTACAACGGGTGTGACTGGTGACACGGCGGAAGTATCCACTCAGTTGGCTGCCGTGCTCAACTCACTCATCAAGCCATCTGCGGAAGCTACGAAAGCGGCCAACGAGATGGGCATCGGTTTTAATGCAGCCAGTATTCAGGCTGCTGGTGGTTTAGAGAACTTCCTGCTCGGTTTGGATGCAAGCATACAGGAGTATTCGGCAAAGACAGGACAGTTGAGTCAAACCATTTATGGACATTTGTTCGGCAGTGCAGACGCAATGCGACTACTCGGTTCGCTGACTGGCGAACAAAAGGAAAAGTTTTCGCAGAACATTGGAGCGATGGCAAACTCCGCAGGAGAGATAGACGCAGCCTTCGACAATATGGCATCGACTGGAGAGAGCCTACGTCAGACGCTCGCTAACCAGATGCACGCCATGATGGATTGGGCAGGCTCAATAGCCAGTACTTCCGCACCTTATGTGGAATGGATAGCTAATAGCGGCATCGCCCTCATGAGTATGGTGCAGCTCAGCGGTGGCATCAAAACTGTGGTGGCAGGACTGAAAGCTGTGAAGGTGGCTACGCTTGCGCAAGCAGCTGCAGCAAAGGTAGTGGCTGTCGCATCCAACATTTGGAAGGTGGCACAGATTGCCCTGAACTTTGTGCTCAGTGCCAACCCCATCGGTATTGTCGTGATGGCTATAGCGGCACTTGTGGGTGCATTGATAGCGGCGTACAATAACTGTGAGACCTTTCGCAATATCTGTGATGCTGTATGGGCAGCGGTGAAGAAAATTGCATCAGCCGTATGGGACTTTCTTGTCAAGGCATTCGAAAAAGCGAGTGCCGTAATAAAGAAGGCATGGGAATGGGTGAAGAAGTTCTTCGGCATAAAGGACGAGACCACAGCAAGGCAGACGGCAGATTTGGAGAAAAACACAAAGGCCACGCAAGCGAACACCAAGGCAAAGGCTGCGAACGCCCAGACCGCCTTGAAGAACAATAAGAAACAGAACGCCCCCTCAACAGACAGCGGAAACGGCAGTGGTAAATCGGGGAACCAGGACAAATACAGCGGAAAGAAGCTTATCGCCAATGCCACGAGTTACAAGGAACTTGGCAACAACATCCAGTACTACCAGAACAAACTGGAAACTGCCAACGGAACGGACACCAAGACCATTGCGCTTTATGCAAAGAAAATCGCAGCCTTGCAAAAGCAGCAGGATGCGATAACGCAGTTGCAGGATGCGGCAAGCCGTCCCACCGAACTGAAAACCCTGAAGGACATCGATGCAGAAATCACTTATCAACAGGGATTGAGGGAGAAAGCCTCTGCCGATGAACTTGCAGTAATCGATGCTGAAATACAGCGTTTGAATGACCTTAAAACGGCGTTTGAACGCAGTTCGCATGTTGATGTCGGTTTAGACAAGATACAGACATACCGCCAGCTTGAAAAAGAGCTGCAGTATTATACAGACTTGTTGAAAACCGCTACAGAGACAGAGCGCATCGAGATACAGAAGCAGATAAATGCCCTTAACGACCTGAAGAAGAAATGGGACGATACTCTTGATGAACTGAAGAGGCCGGAGGACATCTCCCGACTGAACACCATCCGTTCGCTGGATGATGCCATCAGCTACTACCAGACCAAGCAGAAGAACGCCAGCGCATCGGAGATTGACGACATACAGCGCACGGTGTTGGAACTTGAGAAGAAACGCGATGCCATGAAGCAGCTCACACGCATTCCCGAAATGGAGGAAGAAGTGGCGAAGCTCGACAGTATGGAGGGCAAGACGCTGACCCTCGAACTGAAAACCATTGGGCTTGACGGTGTGAAGAAACGCATCAAGGAGCTCCAGGATATGTTGGCTGACACGAAAAGTCCTATGGACGAGTCGCAGCGAGCCTCCATACAGAAGCTCATCGGCAGTTATGAGGATTACGAGAAGCGCATCCGCAAAAGCAATGTCACGTTAGGTAAGTCGTGGAGCACGGTCAAGGGTGTGGGCAATGGTGTCACCTCGCTCACCGATGCGCTGCAAGGCAACCGTGACGCATGGTCCACGATTACTGGCGTTGTCGATGCTGCCATTCAGATATATGAGGGCATCAACGGCATCATTTCAATTATTCAGGCCTTGACCGCCGTAACAGGTGCCTCCAATACTGTGACCGCTGCAAGTGGAGTGGCAGCGACCACAGCTGCTACGGCAAAAGTAGCGGCAGCCCCTGCAGAGGTGGCGGCATCGGTAGCTACGATGGCGGCAGTAAAGGCAGAGGCAATGGCGTACCGCGAACTTGCAGCTTCAGAGTTTATGGCTGCACACGCTTACATTCCGTTTGCTGGTGCTGGCATCGCAGCTGGATTTATAGCCATGATGCAAGGGCTTGTTGCTTCGGTTGCCGTGACACCATTCGCCAACGGCGGTATTGTGTATGGCCCGACCTTGGCGCTGATGGGCGAGTATGCTGGAGCGAAAAGCAACCCGGAGGTGATAGCACCGCTGAACAAATTGAAGTCGCTTATCGGTAATAATGGTGGCGGAGGTGGCGGCGTGTACGAGCTGAAGGTTAAAGGCAGAGACCTTGTGGCGGTGCTTGCCAACGAGACGAGAATAAATAGAAAAGGAACAAACATCAAAATATAAGGAGCATGTATCTGCACGGACATTTTTACAACCAAAGGGAAGAGCGCATCGAGGTGCATATACTGACTGGTGGTGACCGTACTAAGGAAACTGTCATTGGTGAGAAGAATGGGGAACTGTCGTTTACTGATGATCCAGTGGAACTGACGAGTCAAGTGAACGATACGTTTGACCACTTGCTCTGCCAGCAGGCTACTGTACGCCTTCTGGCGCGGAACTTCGTGCCGGACTTCTTTTGTGCCTCATGCCGTGACGCTGTGGTGAACATCTACCGTGAGGGGGAATGTCTCTTTGCCGGGTTTATCGAACCGCAGAGCTATTCGCAGGGCTACAACGAGGAGTTTGACGAGATAGAGTTGAGCTGCATCGATGCGCTGACGGCATTGCAATATGCTAAATATCGTGATGTCGGCTCGCTCGGTGTACTGTATAATGTGGTAAAGGCGGAGGCGGAACAGCGCACATTCTTGGCGATGCTGAAAGAGATATTGGGCGGAGTGACGGCTGAGCTTGACATCGTGGGTGGTAATGCCATGCACTACCTATACGATGGGAGTAAGGCTGTGGATGATTTGGCTGGTAACCATTATGCGATATTCGGGCAGCTGACGGTGAGCGAGTTGCTTTTTCTTGGTGATGAGGAGGATGACGTATGGCAGCAGGATGAGGTGTTGGAGGAGATACTGAAGTACCTGAACCTCCACATCGTGCAGGATGGGTTCACGTTTTATCTGTTCTCCTGGGAGAGCGTGAAGGGCGACGAACGCATCTACTGGCGAGATTTGCTGACTGGCGCAAGCGTGACGACGGCCCGGCAGACAACGGACATCGTGACAGGTTTGGTGACAGACACGGATACGACGATAAGCGTAGGGGAGGTGTACAATAAAATTATGCTGACTGCCAAGGTGGAGAGTATGGAGAGTGTGATAGAGAGTCCGCTTGACAACGATCTTCTGAAAAGTCCCTTCAGCAACAAGCAGAAGTACATGACGGAATACAGCAGTGATGGTGAGGGTTCGAAAGCAATAAATGCCTTTGACGCAATGACTCACGGACAGGAAACCTCCTATAGTGGTGGTTGTGTAACTGACTGGTATGTGCAGATGATGAACAACAGTCAGTGGCTGTTCCCAAAGAGCGGGAGCGGTAACCTGATGGAGGAATACTGTAGTGAGGGGCGAAACCAACATATACTGCCGAACTGGTTGGCGAAGAACCAGGGTGCTGCCATCATGGCACTTGGTAAGGTGGAGAAGAAAACGGACGGAAAGGACAACTCTCCGACATCGAAAGTGGAAATGACGAACTACCTGGTAGTGAGTGTGAACGGCAACTGTGATGACAAGGAGGCAACTACCTATCCTAATACGAACTCGCTAAAGGCAGGCATACCGAGGGCAGTGTATAACGGTAGCATGACTGGTGGTGTCTTTTCGCCTACAGACGAGGGCACGACGAACTACATCGTGTTGAGCGGAAAACTGGTGCTGAACCCAGTGATGGCATTGACGGACACCTACAAAGCAATATACAACTATGACGGTGGAATATGGGGAAACATTTTTTCAGGTATCAATAAATGGTCGGGCATGACGGTACCGAGCCGAAACAACGGTGACGGGCGATACTACACGCAGCAGTGGTGGAAGGCGGCAACGCCTAACGAGACCGTGGTATGGGATATGGAAACGGCGCACGGCTTTGTTCCGTTCACAGATACCGGTCCTCAGTTGTATGAGTTCAAGTATAGTGCCATCGGAGACGGCAGCGACCATATATCAAAGGTGGGTATGCTGGCATGTATGCTGATAATAGGAGATAAGTGCGTTGTGGAAAAAGGCACGGAAGGACAGGTGACGGACTTCGAATGGCGGAAGTACAAAACGCTGGAGGAGTGTTCCAATGAGGACGAATACTACCAGCAGTGTTTCACGATAGGTTTTGACCCGAAAATCGGTGACAAGATAGTTGGTACCAAGTTCGATTTGCAAAACAACGTGAACTATGAGCTCGGCATCGATGCAGAGGGTATAGCGATACCAATCAAAAAGGCAGATAAAGTGAGCGGTAGGGTAAAGTTTATAATCCTGGGACCAGTGAACGCATTGTGGGACGTGGTGACGAGACGGCACAAGACGTGGTTCAGACACACGAAATGGAACAGTACAACGATACCACTGCTGGCACACGTGAGCAGCATCATGGTGGAGCAGTTTGAAGTGAAGATATATAGCGACAACGGACTGGTGAACAACACTGGTGATAATGACCTCGTTTACATGAGCGACACGAAGGAGAGTTTTGTGAACGTGAAGGATGACATCGAAATGAAGATAAACTCAGCACTGACAGCAGCGGAGTGCCAGGCTTTGGACGTGACGGACAGCGTGAAGATGAGCACCCCATTGAACACGTTGACAGGAGAGGGACTGTTGGCGGTATATGACTATTCGAGGGGTATGAGCGCTAAGCCTGAGCAGTTGTATGTGGACTACTATTACAAAGAGTGGCATGCACCAAGGGTTGTTATGACGCAGAAGTTGACGGATACAGATGGTGGCATCGTGAGTTTGTTCGCTCACTATCGCCATCCCATGATGGATAAAACCTTCTTCGTGCAGGGCATCAGTCGCAACCTTGAGGAAGGATATGCAGAAATGACACTTAAGGAGATTGAGCAATGATAGACATCAAGGTAATAAAGAAACCAAAAAACGAGGGCAGTGCGTCGGCACTGAGAACGAGCGGCACCGCTTATGGTGGCATGGCTGTGAAGGAGGCTGCGCATGCGGCCAAGGCGGACATCGCAGAACTGGCGAAGGAAGCAGTCCATGCCAAGGACAGCGATCATGCGGTGGAAGCAGACCACTCTAAGGAGGCAGACCATGCTGTGAACGCAGATGAGTCACAACATGCACTGGAGGCGGACCACGCCAAGGAAGCAGACAATGCAGACGAGTGGGATTACCATGAGTTTGATGATTATCTGAATCAGCCAGTGAGAAAGACTGATGATGTGACCTTTGACTCCGTGACCTCGGACAGCATAAGGAGCGCTGGGCAGTTTGTGGACGGACTGCTGGGCTCAGGGTTCCAACTGTGGAAAGGTGAGGATGGGCGCACCTATCTGACGGTGGATAAACTGACGGTGAGGCAGACGATGGCCGTGTTGGAGCTGCTCATCGAGAAGGTGAGGAGCGTGGGCGGTCAGATATGCGTGAGCGCGGCCAACGGACGCATCAAGACCGTGGAGGAATCGGGCGAGCACTATCTGATCACCTTCGAGCAGGAGAATATGTTTGTACAGCACGACCTGGTGCGCTGTCAGACATTCACGGGCAAGGACATGCGGAGCTACTGGGTGGAGGTGGCTGACGTGACGACGGACGGCATAGTGGTGGCGAAGGAGGAGTTTGAGGGCGTGGAACCCAAGGAGGGTGATGAGTGTGTGCTGATGGGCAACACGGCGAACACCGATCGCCAGAATATGGTGCTCATATCGGCCACCGAGGACGGTCAACCGAGAGTGGATGTGATGGACGGCGTGAGTGGCAAGACCTTTGACAAAGCTTTGCGTGCAAGGCTCGGTAACCTGGACGGCATCAAGGATGACAAGTTTCCGGCAGACCGCCAACCACGGGGCAACGGCCTGTATGCAGACAACGCCTATATGAAGGGAACCTTCGTGCTGGAGACTGGTGAGGACGTGAAGACTCGTTTTGAGATAACCGAAGGCAAGGTGCAGAGTGCTATCGACAGCGTGAGGAACGATTTCCTAAGCGAGAAGGGCTATCTGAACAACCCGACGTTTGCATCGGGACTGGAGAAGTGGAACTCGGAGAATGAGACGGTGTTCTTTCTCGTCGGCAACAGGTGGATATGGGCCAACGGCGCAGCACTATCGAAGAAGGGTGACGGTGCGAGCGTGGTGACAGACATGGGACGCAAGGTGGTGCGGATACGCAACAAGTATATCCGACAGAAGCATGAGAATCTGCGCTTTGTGCCGACCTTTCCGACAAACAGCGCCGGAAAGAAGGACGCCTTGCCAGTGTATCTGAGTTTCTTTTATCGTTGCGCAAAGTCTGGCACGCTGAAGATATGTTTTGAAAATGTTGACAAAACGGGGTTTGCGGACTTCAACAGTATGGAGGTAAGCGAGGAAATCGCTGCTACCGGCGGCTATGTGCAATACACCTGCAGCGGACTGTGGAACGGCACGGGCGACTTCAAGCTGGCGTTTGACGGCGACATCTATCTGTATATGCTTGTGCTGAGCACAGACAAGATTGAGGCGCTGACGTACAAGTACAAAACGCTGTTTGAGCAGTCGGAGCGACTGGTGAAAATATCGGCAGCCGTGTATGACAAGGACGAGCGGGCATTGGAAGAGACGGGCTTAATCGTTACCTCCAAGGTGTCGGGGCTGTATGCAATCGATGTGGATGGCAACCTGAAATCCTTTGTCGGTGCCGGTCAGGACGGTGTGAAGATAAAGGCATCAAACATACAGCTGGAGGGACTTGTAACCGCCAATAATAATTTCAAAATACTGGAAGATGGTAGTATTGAGACAATCAAGGCTACTATCGAACAGTCATTATTGAGAGACGTAAGAATAAACGGAGCTATCCGTACCCCATTTAGAGACGGTAATTATGCACTTTCGGCAGATGGCCCGATAGTTGTTTCGACGTTCGGCCTACAGAACAATAACAATATAATCATACCGGGAGGTGGGGGCGGTTGGTACACGGCATTTACCGTTCCCTTCTCTTCTGATTTTAACGGATTCCGCGCGATGATCCTGAATTATCATTGGAATAACGAACTGACAGCTGGACCAATTGCAGCAACGGCTCCATCCGGTTTTTATTTCTATGAAGATGGTGAACCGTTGACCACCCTTATTGTAAACGCATACGAAGCTGTTGAAATGATAGGTGTTGGAGATGGGGAGACGTTTAAGGGGTGGCTTGTATTGAACAGACGCTTGTTCAACTACGGAGATGCTTCCGGATCACTCAAAAGCATCGGTGAAGGTTTTGACTTGAAAGCGTTGTACCTTGGAAAGGTGGAATTTACCAATGGCACTCCGAGCCTTGTAAGGCAGAAGCGATGGAACAGGAATATATATGATAACGAAAATATAAATCTATATATATCCTATCCTTCGAAAGGAGACAAGTATGTGACAGTACACTTTCCCAGCGGTACATTTTCCTCTGCAGACAAGTACGAGGTGATGCTGACTGGCTTTAACGATGCAGGTGCGAATATATACGCTTGTGTGTCCGCAAAAACTGCTGACTCTTTTACCGTCTATACGGGTGATGACGAGACCTTCAATGCTGGCGGTTTTACCTTTATGGTACTTGGTACATGGTTTTGGACTTAAAGAATAAAGATATGAAAAGATTGAATTTTAAGGAATTCGGCATATATACCGGAATTTGCAAGAAAAACCGGCAAATCGGTGATGCCCGTGAAAGTTTTGCCGATTTGCTGTATCTGCATGCTAATGGTATCCGTGCCCATGCCCTTGCCTTAAAGATATTTAGGAGCGAGGGACTTGTGGAATATTCGGACGAGGAAATCGCCCTGATCCGGGAAACGGCGTACAAGTATTGTCTGCCCAACTTTATAGACGGGCTTGAAGATCAGTTGAACAATAATCAAAACAACGGATGATATGACAGAAGAAGAGAAAAAGGAACTGGTCCAGGATGTGGTGAACCAGATAAAGACTGACAGCCAGAGTGTGGATGAACTGGAAACGGTGAGCACGCTGGATGGTGTTGTGAGTCTCCCAGCCATGAGAGGCGATACGGTGGTGAGCGCTCCGCTGAAACTGCTGTCGAAACCTGCGGAGGATGCAGCAGCTGTCGCCAAGGCTTCTGCTGCTGTGGCTGACGCATCGGCAAAGAAAGCAGATACGGCAACAGCAACAGCGAAGACAGCGGCCCAAACCGCCAACGATGCGGCAAGCAAGGCCACGGATGCCGCCCAGAAGACCAACGCTGCCGTGACAAAGGCAGAGAGCGTGGAATCGGAGTACAAGGACACGGCACTGGCTGCGAGGAACGGCGCGACAGCGCGGTTTGACGGGCTTGTGGAAGGCGTGGAGGGACAGCTTGTATCTTATCCGCAGATAGACGGTGTGTACTATGACACGGTGAACAAAGCCTTCCGCGGAAAGAAGGGCGACGGATACTGCAACAACTGGCCTGGTGCAGACATGTACATGAACGATGTGCGCACGGAGGTACTGAAGGACAAGGCGTATGTGTGCGGCGGCGTGGTGTATGTGTGGAGCGATGAGGACGAGAACCTGGTGGAGATAAGCGGAAGCGGCGGTGGCAACACCTATAACGTGACGGAGCAGGTTCCGCTGGAGAGCGGATACTATACGCTTGAGACCGCCATAGCAGCCGTGGAAGGAAAGGCACGTGCGAAGGGACGCTGCATCACCTACGAGACGGCACAGGGCAAATGGGAGACCAAGCAGTTCAAGGGCACGAACATCGAGAGCTGGGAGCAGGCGGCGAGCTGGGAGGACTTTGGCGGCGACGGCATGGTGAAGAGCGTGACGCTGAACGGCAAGAAGCTGGAGCCTGGCGAGGACGGCAACGTCGTCATCACCATCAGCGAGACTGAGGTGGACGAGAGCCTGAATGTAAGTTCGACGAACCCGGTGCAGAACGCGGCGGTGGCGGCGAAGCTGATGGAGATAGAGGCGAGCACCGTCTTGGGCATGAACGCCGAACTGAGTGACGACGGCAGCAGCGTGCGCCTGGCACTGACCAACAAGAGCGGTGCGGAGATAGCGTCTGCGGACATTCCGGCAGGAAGCGGCGGTGGAGGCGGTGACGCTTCGACCACGAAAATCGTGCTGGATGCAGCCGTCAGCAAGACCATCATCAAGGAAGGTGACAGCGCGATGCTGACATGGACGTATGACCACCAGTACAGCAGCGGTGACGAGAAAGGCACATCCACGGGCCAGAAGGCAACAGTCAGCATTGAGATGAAGAGGGGCGCGACCGTGATGTATGCAGACACGCAGCATGATGTGAGCAAGGGAACCTATACCCTGGATCTGACGAAATACCTGCTGCTCGGAACGACAGACATCTATGTGAGGGCTACCACAACCGACCCGACCACCGGCAAGACACAGACGAGGCAGAGCTATGTGAGCGTGAAGGCTGTGACCCTTGCGCTGAGCAGCAGCTTCAACATAGCCGAGTGTGTCGCCAAGGGCGGCTACGGCGTGAGCGAGGCGGTGAGCATCCCCTTTGCGGTGAGCGGAAGCGGCGACAAAACCGTGACGCTGTATCTGGACGGACACCAGTGGGACTCGCAGACGGTGAAAAGAAGCGGCACGACGAACGGCAGTTTCTCCTTGTCGATGTCGGGAGTGAGCATCGGACGGCACACGGTGCAGATCGTCGCCGAGATGGAGGCGAGCTCGGAGCTGACGCTGAAGAGTGAGAGCATCTACTTTGACATTCTGAAGGCCGGACATAACGCCCCGTATATCGGCACGAAGCTGACCTTCGGTGACGGACGCATTTTTGCGGACGACCATCTGACCCCGACTATTAAAACCGGCCAGTATGAGCAGGTGAGATTTGACTTTGTGGCGTATGACCCGACAACGACCCCGGCGACCGTGGGTGTGTGGCGAGACGGCATTCATACGCAGACGGTGAGCGTCCCGAGGACGACGCAGGTATATACAAACCGTTTCCTGGAGCAGGGCGATGTGGCCATGGTGCTGAAGTGCGGCACTACGGAATACAAGCTGAACGTGAAGGTGACGGAGAGTGGCATTGACCTGAGCGAGGCGACTGCCGGACTTGTGCTGAAACTGACGGCAACCGGCAGAAGCAATGCCGAGAGCGAGCCTGCTGAATGGCGTTATAACGACGTTCAAACGGTGTTTGAAGGCTTTGACTAGCAGAGCAACGGCTGGACGGGCGACGCGCTGAAACTGACGAACGGGGCAAACATCGAGATAGGTTACAAGCCATTTGCCAATGACGCCACCACGACAGGTGCGACCTACGAGATGGAACTGACCTGCAGTAATGTGACCGACCGCAAAGGCACGGTGGTGGACTGCATGGCCGGCAATGTCGGTTTCAGACTGACCACGCAGGAGGCGTTGATGCGGACGGGCGCAGGCTCGGAAGTGGGCACGAAGTTCGCGAGCGGTATGACACTGAAGATAGCCTTCGTGGTGCAGGAGAAGAAGGGTAACCGACTGATGATGCTGTATGTGAACGGCATCCTATGCGGTGCGAAGCAGTATGCCTCGACGGATTCGCTGCTCCAGGCAGAACCGACGAACAT